TCATAGGCACGACGCACGGCAGCAGCACGACGCTGTTCCAGAGCGATGTTGGCCATTTGAGCAGCACGCAGTTCCTGCACGGTGTAGCCAAAGCTACCACCAATGGAACGGATGTTGATGCTCTTCTCCACTTGGCTAATGTCAGCACGCGGCAGATCATCAGCGGCATCCGCGATCAGACGGAACTCGCCAGTGGAGTCCATGATGCGGTAGGTGAAGGTTTGAGCGCCAGGACCGGCTTCACTGGTCACAGGCAGAATGGTGGGGTATTTGATGTCAGCGTAAGTGGTTTCAAATACCTGCGGACGGATGTACTCAAGCTGACGCTCAAGAAACAGGCCCGCATCGTCCATGCGAAATTCAGACATTAGTAGGGCCTCCTATCAGTCGCCAGTAAGAGTAAAGGAAGGGCCATTCAGTTCAAGAATGGCAAGACCAGAACCAGTGGTAGTGGTCAGATAACGAGCGTTGCCAACAGTAGCGGTTTTGCCCGAAATCGAAGTGGAAGAGAACTGACCGGCATACTTAACGCCAGTAGCAGTGTGGATGACGCGCACAGCAGTGGAAGGATTGACTGCACCATGCACATACACGGCGACAGCGCCTTCGCTAGCCACGTTCATCAGTTGATCCACTTTCACGCCAGGACGGCTATTAGCGTCAAGGGCAGTTTCATCAACGTAGGTGAGCACGTTAACGCCAAGGAAAGTATCGCCGGAAGCGGCAATAGTCTTGGCGCCACGACCGCCAGTGCCAGAGCTGTCATACACCACGCCATTGCCAAAAGGAATGACAACAGCAGTTTCGTTGACGCGAGAAATGATCGTGTTGTTACGAATGTCAGAAAGTTGACCTTCGAGCAGAGCGTCGTGCGTCAGGTCATAGCTCTGTTGCACGCCGCCAGCAGCAGCAGTGCCGCTTGCAGTAAAAGTTACAGCCATGGATTACTTAGCCTCCTTGGAGATGGAGAGAGGCTTCTTCCAAGCGTTTTGCAGCGCATCCATATAAGAGGAGGGGCCGCTCATGGGAGAAGCAATGGAAGCTACGGCTTTACGCAGCTCGTCAGTGGCGGCTGAATCAGCACGATCCACTTCAGACAGAGTGTCAAACATTGCTTGAACATAGTCGTCAGACTTTTCGTCCAGAGCAATGGAGTCGCCACGCACAGCTTTGATGGCATCAACCATCACTTCACGGGCGGTTTTGCCACCAAATTCATAGGCGGCATCCAGAACGGGCTTAGCTTTTTCAATCAGAGCAACACGCTCTTCAATCAGGGAATCCAGATTGATTTCCTTGGCAGTAGCCAGTTCAGTTTTCAGTTCTTCGACATGCTCAGCCAGAGCGTCAGCGCGACCTTCGGCAGAATCGCACTTGCCCTTCATTTCTTTTTCCATGGCGTCCATTTCGGACTTCATGGAATCAGCAGCGGCTTGAAGCTCGTCGTATTTCTTCTTCATGTCCTCGTAGGACATCTTGGCGTCTTCACGTTCTTTAGTGATAGCAAGAGCAACACTCTCACTCACCTCGAACTCGGCGCCATCAAATACTACCTTTGCAGGCATAATGGGCTCCTTATCAATGGAGAGTAATGACGGATCGGCAGCATCTTGACTATCAAGATGAAGCCTCACTTGCGGGCCAGCGCGGCCACGACGAACAACGGCAATATGATTTCCGATGATTTCTTTTTGGACGCCATCGTAATGTTCGCCATTGTTTGTTACGCCAGGCGTAGGATCATAACTAACCCTGTAGCCGGCTGATACTTCACGAGCATCGCCTTTCATGATGCGCTCAATAGTGTCTTCGTCAGTAATAGTCATTACCGCTTTGACAAAACCATTGTCATACACCACTTCAGTGCCACTAAATCCCACTTGGTAGTCTTTAGTGTTGGCTGCATCCAGCAATACTGGAGGATGCTCAGAAGTGATTGCCTTGCCCGCGAATGAGGCAAGACTTTCGGGAGACGCCACTTCTTCCTCTGGTCGATATTCACGACGAATGGAGCCATCAGCATCTGTGTAATGCTGAATGCCAGTTCGCGCAATTGACGCCCATGCACGAAGATAGCCTTCCGGCGTCACTTCGTATTTTTCAATGGGAGCAAAATCGTAGCGGCAAGAAATAGTGCTCATATCCTCACTTTATCAATTGAAGATTGTTATACTTTGTGAGATTATGCAGGACAGACTAGAAAGTGATGTATTTGGTAAGGAGCAATGCGGATGTGCTTAAAATGCCACATCAAGAAGCTCGTGCTCTCATAGCTTGTCGCATAAAAGAAGCCCGCCTTAATAGCGGGCTTTCTCAAGAAGACGTGGCTAAAGCTCTTCACATTAGTCAGAGTTCCTATTCTCGAATTGAACGTGGACTTCTCGCTCCAGATTGCGTGCAAATTCGCACTCTTAGTGGCCTCTACGGAATAAGCGTATTGTGGCTCATGGGCTACCCTTCGTTCATTCTCAATGCACGTCAGTCGTCGTCATCATCGTCATCTTGAATAGAGCGAATCTGCTCTTCCACTCCCTCCATAATGTATGCCTTCGCCATTGCTTCAATTTCAAACACTAAAAACTTAGTTGGGTCAAAATGAGGATCAGGCTTGTCGTAAACGCTCATCACATAAATGTGCGTCTCGTCTAAACGACCATTCTTGAAGCATTGCTTCTCCACTAATTCCCATCGAGAAGTGTTGCGATGTTCATTGGCAGAAAGGATGGACAATGCTTGCATCACGCCGATGCCTTCATCTTCTTCCTCGATGACGCGCACGAATTCACTCATGATGATTGTTTTTCCTAATCTTACTGTCCGACCATGGAAACGGAATAGCCATCTAAAGCGCTAATTTTTTCATCCAGAAAAGCTTGAATGGTTTTTTCCATGTGAGCGAAATGCTCTTCTTGGAGACCTGGATGGTTGCCCAAGAAAAACACACGATCCAACACTTCATAAGCATTGGGAAAGCCCTTCGCATTGCCTAAATGCTTATACCCAGGATGCAGAAGCAGATTGCCAGCGAAGTAGTTCCTAGTTTGCACGCCATTGTCTTCTAAATAGCGCTGCAAACCGTGTTTGATTTCTTTGCGCTGGAATACAAGCGGCACGCCAAACCAACTTGTTTCTGCATCGGGAAGTTCATCCACCACTCTCACTTCAGGACTATAGCCCTTAAACATGGAAGCAATGCGACGGTAATGCTTACGACGGCGCTCGTGGATGTCGTCAAACTTCTCCAACTGAACAAGGCCCACTGCACCTTGCAAATCCAGAGGTTTTAAGTTGTAACCAATGGTACTAAAGACGTATTTATGGTCAACTGGCGCATCATATCCTTCTAGCCATTTATCAAAGCGATTTCCGCAGGTTCCATTAGTAAGCAAGTTGCACTTGCCCACGCAATAGCAATCACGGCCCCACCAAGCGAAGCTACGAGCAAGTTTGTTGAATCCAGGAAGATTGGACGAAACCATCCCTCCTTCCATCGTCGTAATGTGATGGGCGGGATAGAACGAGCAAGACGATGCGATGAAATAGTCAGAAAGCCATTCACCTTGCCATTTTGTGCCTAGCGAATCACAGCCATCCGCAATCATTTTGATACGAGCTTTCTCGCAAATATCATGCAATGCCGTAATGTTATATGGATTGCCAAGTACAGGGCTGCTAAAAATTGCCACTGTCTTCTCATTAATTGCATCTTGGACTTGCTTTAAGTCCCAATTAAGAGATTGCCATTCAATATCGACAAAACGCGGCACAAGATTATTTTGAAGAATAGGCGCAACAGTCGTTGGAAAGCCAACAACACTCACGATAATTTCAGCGCCATCTGGCCATTCAAAATATTTTTTCAATGCAGCAATCATTATCAAATTGGCAGAACTGCCACTATTAACCATTAAGCTTTCCGCAAAATGGAATTTCTTGGAAAAAGCTTTTTCAAACTTGGCCACGTTTGGACCAGACGGTAACCAACCGCCTTCTTTTAAACAGGCAATAGCTGCCTCAATTTCTTGTCCGTCAAAATATGGCCCGGAGTAGAGAACCTGCGGAGTGTGCATAGATCGTGCAAGCCCTGCTGGAAATCAATCATTGGACGAAATCCAGCAGCATGAAGTTTGCCGCAGTCTAGTGCCATGAAAACAGACTGCTCAGTTCCATCGGCATGAATAGAGGAGATTTCGCTTTGAGAGCCAAGAATATCGCGAGCCTCGTAAACGATGTCCTCTAAAAATTCATACCGGCCACTGCCAATGTTAAAAACTTGACCATGCGGAGCTTTGTTGCTCAGCAAATACATGGCACGGCACACGTCCACAATGTGAATAAAATCACGACACATCTCCTTAATGACCACCACTGGCTCATTAATTGCCAGTTTGTTTATTAAAAAATGAAGAGCGTTTCGCTTCATGCTTCCATTGTCAGGCCCTCCATAAACATTCCCTAGACGGAATATCCTCCATTTCATGCCATGGCTAGCGCAATAGTCAATAACCAGTTCTTCCGCGAAGCATTTTGTCATTGAATAGATGCCATGCGGGAAGCAATTATCATCCTCTCTCATTGTCGTCTCACGACGCCCATAAACAAACCAACTGCTTACAAAATTGAATTCCTCCACTCCTGCTTGACGGCATGCGTCTAGCCGTTTCATCAATGCAGTGAGATTGGTGTCGGTATCAATCCAAGGAGTTGATGTGCTGTTGGTCGTGGTGCTAATCAAATAGAGAACGCGCTTGCTGCGTGGTTTTAAGCGTTCGCGCCCTACAGGCAAACACGGAAATAATGCAGAAAAATAGGAGCCAATAATACCAGTGGCTCCGTAAACACTAAGAGTCAAGCAATTTTCTTTTTAACTTTGGCCATTTTAGTCTTCCATTTCCTCTTGGCCCATTTCTTCTTCGGGCTCCTCGACTTCCATGCACATCATGGTGTCAATATAGGCATCCCAGTATTCATCGCTTTTGTCTTGCTTGCTCATGCCAGCTTCGGAGAGAGCAATTGCAATGGCCTGTTTCCGATTGGTTACAACTTTCTTGTCACTACCTTTTAAGGTGCCAGCTTTAAATTCCCGCATTACTTTGGCAACTTTTGCCTGTTTTTCTTTTTTAGTCATGACTCCATTAACCAATAAAACCAATGTTAGCTTCTTTCACTTTTCCATGCCCAAAGAAATGATCGCGATGCAGAAGTAATGCCGTGATCATACGCTCAGCAGTGAATGCAATTGATCGACGTTGATACCCTTGAAGGCTTCGGCAAAGTTCCATATTCTCCACGTAAAACGGTTGCATTGTTTCATAAACTAATTCAGCATATTTATCAAACAAAACCTTAGGACCTCTTGCCATATTGCATCCATGAAACAAATGCTGATTCCATGCATAGTCAACCATTTCAGGCGTCAGTGGAATGCGCTTGCGATGGGCCAGGTCCATGGAAATGGCGTAGGCGGGGAAAATGGAATGACAGTCTTCGTACTGCCGACGCACACTGCCAAACACAGCAGGAGGTGGCACGTAAAGCACATCCTCCTCACTGTTCCCCACTTCATCGTCATTCCATGGCCTTCGATATTGGCATACGCCTAAATGGCTGTCATTCTTGTTTTTCCATGCCCAAAGAAGCACTGTTAAATCACCAAAGATATCATTAAGCGTGGAGAAATTCTGGCCTTCATCGTCAAGCTCCCAGCCCATTTTCTTGTATTTTTCTGCATCGCTGCATAAAGCCGCCCCGCCAAGCACGGGCACAATAGTGCCATTAGTGCTAGTGAAACGAGGCGGTTGATCAGCAATGCAGCAACAATAAAGCGTTGGCGAATTATTTGCCATACACCTGCTTAGCGGCCCATAGCTCATTGTAATTGTTAACGCTCTTTGCGCCAAGCCCAGTTAAATCACCGCCACCGGCCGGTTTACTCCAGGCCATAATTGTGCCGTCTGGCAAGACGAATGCCCTGTTTTTCTGCTGATGCGTAGGAGTAAGCTCAAGATAATCGCCATAAACAAAATCAGCTTGACTGCCATTTTCTGCCAACGCTTGCCCTAAAAGCGTGGGGCCAGTGGGACACAATGGAGTGATGCCATAATATTTTTCTTTGCAATTTTGCACAATTTTTTGAATGGCAATTTGCAAAGCTTTATTGTCTGGCTGAGAATAAAGAACAGTAGTAGCGCATGCCCAGCTTGTATAACTAAAGCGTTGAATGTCTCGGAAGGCTAGGAATTTGATTCGATCGCCAATGTCCACAGCGTTAACAGCCCTAACGCCAATGTCAAAATACCAGCCGCCGAAGTGATTAAGGAGGCAGAAGCGCCCCAAGTCTGCCTTATAAGAGAACGGACGTAAAGAGTCGTAAGCCCATAAAACGTCAGAATCATAATTATCAGCAATGAAAGCACGGAGAGAATCATTGTTATAAATCTTGTGGTGGGCTTGGGGAAAAATTGAATCAATGGTGCCAGTGGCATATTCCAGAAAAGGAGAAAGCTTTTCTTCTGGATTGGTAGTAAGAAAGATTTGTGAAATTTGCATGATCAACCAATGCGAGCGGGAGTGCCAAAGCCTTTAAAAGTAGTCTTGGTTTTAGTCTCGTTTAAGACGCGATTGACAGTGCTAAGTAATTGTTTCTGAATGTAAGGCCAAGTGAAAGGCTCTTCGCGCATGCGCTTATAGCACCATTGCCCATGCTTCTTCAAGGCCTCGCGATTGTCGTAGTAGTAAGTAAGGATTTCTGCGGCTGCTTCAGGATCAGGGAGGTAGCGATCAAGGCCATAATTCCTATCGGTTTCAATGGCATTATGCGGAATGCGCGGCAATTCATCAAAGATTTCAGCCAGGCTCGTATGATCCGGCACCACTTGCATCACGCCAACAGATCCATGTTCTGTATTAACCAAGCCCCACCCTTCGCCAATGCAAGTGTTAATGCCAATATCACAAGCGTTATAAACTTTATTTAACTGTTCAATGGGCAGGCAATTATCTGTTGAGAACGAAGGACTTGTCAAAATCAACTTGCCAGTAGCATCGTATCCTTCATCGCGAGCAATGCGCTTAAATAATGGCACGATGTCCCACCCCAAGTCTTTGCTGCCCATATTGAGCCACAAACGCGCATCGTCTTTATCTTTCGCAAATTTAATAAATGCTTTCAATGTAAGATCAATGCGCTTACGCGGTTGATTTCGATTGCCGTTGAAAACAATGAATACATCCTCCGGCACGCCAAGCTCGCGCCGACATTCCATTTTGTCCAGCGGGAAGAATTTATCAAAGTCAGTGCCGTGGCCAATAATGTCCACGGGCTTTGTATAGCCCATCGTTTTTAATTCTTTATTCGCGAATTGCGTATAAGTGGCGAGCCCATCCCATTCCATCATTGGCGCAGCGAGGTCCGGGAATAGCCCATAGGAGTCAATGGGGGTATAAACAAACCATTTGAAGCCAAATTGCTCCTTTAATGGTTTAGCTCGTTCCCATAACTGCAGCGCAATCCAGATATCATTAGTCACCCAAACTAGATCCGGCCTTTCTGCTTGAATAATTCCTGCAATGCGATGACTCCCGAATGGATCGTGGCCATGCAGCATGGCGGGATAAACCTTGTATTGCTTCGTCTCTGGATGAGGGTCACCATGATGATTGACCGCGAGCACTACCACTTCATGCTCTTTAGCCAATGCGGGAAGTAGGTATTGAGCAACTCTTCCAAACCCGGTTTCTACAAACGCATCCCCGCAGTAAAGTATTTTTGACATAGAGGCAAATAAGCTTGCCCAATACTAATGGTGGTTTTTACACTTGCACAGTCGGCATTTGTTGGCGGAAATATTTCACACTACACCTGCAATTGCTACGACATGCACAACGTTGTCCGGGAAGTGGCAAACTGCCCATTGGAACCACGCCTCGTGCTGCATAGTCCAAGCAATCCTGACAATGCTTGGCTTGGCTATCGAGAATCCTTCTCATTAAGCTATATCCTTGCTTCCCTTGCCGAATTGTGGCACCTTCCCAATAAGAGCCTCGCACAGCTTGAGCATATAAGCTGATGCGAGCAAGAGCCATGGCAGGAGAAACGCGGCCATCCAAAAGATCGCGAGCAAAACCCTGTAAGTAAGCATATTCCACGCGGAGACGCTGCCCAATCCTCCCCCAGTCCGCTTGAACCATAGTGTCCTTTCCGCCATTACCAATAATTGCTGCTTGAACATGCGTCAGCTTAAGAGCTTCTCTTACAGATGATTGCCACTGATCCAGCGTGATATCGCCGCGACTAAGCATGTCTGTATAACGACGTAAAGCAGCAGCAAGCTTGTTAATTCGACCATCCACCAATGCCTCCACAGCACGTTGACTGAGGAAACGTCCATTAGCACCGCGATACCTACCACTGATAGGGTCGTAGCGCCAGGATGATTGATCAAAGCGGACAATGGCATCAGCGAATTGGGAAAGATCATTGAGGCTGGTCATCCTCTGCCTCCAGGATATCCTTAAAGCGCTCAGGCGCTTCTTGCTTCCATTGATTCAATGCAGCAGAAATGTCTTCTTCATCAATTAACGAAGCTTCGTCAATGTCAGCAAGAATGAGGCCACTGGTTTTTAATGGCTCAGCGTCTTTCTTGAAATATTCGGCCGTCTTTTTCTTTCCCTTGAAGGCCCCTTCCATTGAACCATGCTTACGCTTGTACAAATCTTTATATTTCTGCGTAACATAAGCGCCAGCAACTGCACTTGGCCAAGTTTTAAATTTTGCTTTTGCTGCAGCCACTGCTTGTTTGTGAAGCTCTTTATCAGTGAATTCCACGTCTCCCCTAATTTCTTCTAAATCACGAGGCAGATAAAGGCCGGCAGCATCTTGAACTTCCCGACTGCCGTCCATTGGCAACGTGCCATTTTGCTGGTCCATTGGATCGCGACCGCCAGGAGGCACTGCTAAACCACTCTTCCCTTGAGTGGAACCACCCCCAGCTTGAGCAGGAAGTTCCCGCACTACGGACGGATCCAGAGTCAGCTCCATTGACCATTCGCTGCCCCCATAACGAGCGTCTGCCACTTCCTTGGGACTCAACACGCCAAGTTGGATGTAACGCCCATCTACGGCCGCTACACGCGCACGCACATCTGCCATTTCGCGCTCATTAAGCTCGAACAATGGATTAAAGGCGATGCGCCAAGAATCGGGCAGCTGTCCATTTGTTGGCCCCTCTTTGCTCAGCATGATCAGTTCCATCAGCTTTTTAATGGGACGCTTGAAATGGACGCTCTGATAGTCAGCAAGCGTTTTGGCGAAATCTCGCTCTTCACTACGACCAGTAGCGCCAAGCCCACTAGGACTTTCGCCAAATAAAACAGTGTGAGGAATTTTGCTCGCGCCAATAATATCCACGCGCAGCTTTTCTAACACTTCCCCAATGCCGCCAAAATTACGACTAATAAATTCAAGCTCTTCTTTTTCCGCATCAATTGCATAGCCGCGATAAATGCTCTTGCTCATATCGTTCACTTGTAAACGATCGCGAATGGAGCTTTCTTTACCAGCAGCAAGCATTGCAGCCAAGCCCCTCACTTTATGCACGAAAATGTCAAATTCAGTGAGAAGCGTGGCGGCAGAATTAAGGCCAGTCCAATAATGCCGGAAACTGTCATAGACAGTTTGTAAGCAGCTCATGCCCCAGCCATAATTCCGTTGACGAATGCGATAGGGAAGCCAATCCCCATCAAACCGCAAAATTCTGTCCTTATGAATGTAGGTGAGAGTGGGCTCGTTAATTAAGTCGCCAGAAATAATTTGATAGTAAGTTGCCTTGGAATAGTCGTATAAATTCTCTTCGTTAATAACAGGCGCAATCTGCCAACGGTCTAAACATTCAATTTCTTCAATGCGACGAATGTTCTTTTTATCTACGGGCATATAAGCAGGACGCCCATCATCAATAAATAGCAGCAAACAAGCGCCGCCATAAAGACGAGAATTCTTTGCAGCCAAGTTTAAATGCTCAAGAATGTAAAGATCTTCAATAATTTGCTCTACGCCTTGCACTTCTTCTGCATTAACACCATCGCCGCCAAACAACACTTTGAAGCCTTTCCTCGTGGCTTGGTCTGCATAAATGTCAACAATGCGACGGGGAAGCCATTCTCCATATAAATTCTCCAGCTCCTCTTGAGCCAGGAAAACAGTGGCCGTTGTCTTGGTGTATTGAGCCTTATCACGGCCCGTTCCCATGCCAATCAGCACATTTTGAAGCCCATCAGCACGAATGCCTCCTTCACTAACATGCCCTAAATCCACGCCTTCTTTTTCCATTGATACTTTCAGGCCACCATGTATTGTTCCCATTCTAAAAGCTGGATAGATTGGCTTGTATTCATGCACATGCTGTGCATCTTCTAGAAAATACAATGCTTAAATGCTCAGACTTTGCTAAACACGCTCTTCAACTCACTCTCTACCCCAAGCAAGCTGAAATTCTTGATGAATTTTTCCAGCCGGGTATGTCCCATGCAGTATGGGCTCTCGGACGACGCTCTGGCAAAACGCTCATGGCAGCTATTGCCTGCATCTATATGTGCTTCGTCCTAGAAGAAGAATTTCGTAGACGCGTCAGAAAAGGAGAGCGATGGTACGTGGTAACAATTGCAAACTCTCAAGATCAAGCTCGCATTGCTCTCAACAACATCCGTCAGCTCATTATTGAAAGTCCCTTCGCTCAAGAAATTGTTCGCGAAACTGCTGACATCATTGAAATTAGCAACAATTGCGTGTTTAAAGCCATTCCCACTTCCGGCCGCGCTGCTCGTGGCTTGGCTTGTGCCGGAGCAGTATTTGACGAGCTTGCTTTTGCCAATGAAGGCGATGCCAACAATGGTGGTCGCGGCATTTACGACGCACTTTCTCCAGCCATTGCCCAGTTCGGAGGCAAAGGACGCATCCTTGAACTATCCTCTCCATGGCTAACTGACGGCATCTTCTACCAACATTTCAAAGAAGCATCATCAGGACGTTTCCCTTTTATGCAGGCCGTGAACCTGCCCACTTGGGAAATGAATCCAAGCATTTCGCAAGAGTTTCTTGACACAGAGCGTCAAAGAGACCCAGAGAAATTTAAAGTCGAATATGGGGCGCAGTTCGCCAGCAATCTTTCGGCTCTCGTAGCTAGTGATGTTATTGACGCTTGCATCGACGATCGTAGAGCCGTCCTACCTCCACGCCCACAGTTCCAAGGTGCTTATGTCTTGGCCCTTGACCCTGCCAGGGGCGGCGTTGGCCGTGATGATTACACTGCTTGTATTGTTCATTTTGAAAACGGCACGTTAGTTGTTGATAAGTTCCATTCTTTTGTTGCTGATTTTGAAATCAATGGAAGGATGGAAGTAAATATCAATGCAGTGGAAGATTGGATTAAGGAGCAACATCGCCTCTATATCTTTGACACTATTGTGATGGACCAGTTCAACAGCGCTGGCACCATTCAAACACTTGCAACTGATCTTCCCATCACTGAACTTACTTGGACTGTTAGTTCCAAGATGAAAGCTTTTAGCAAAATGCGAGAGCTGTTTAATGCAGGGCAAATCAATCTTTATCGCCACGAAAAAGCAATTATGCAGCTTAAAAACCTCACTGTTATCTACAAACCTAGTGGGCAATGGACTGTTACCGGCGGCAAAGCTACTGGCATTGACGACTTAGCTTTTGCCATGGCTGGTGCTATTCTCGCCGCAAGCAAAGACGATGATATTGCGTGGATCGAAAGTCTTATCTCCTAGTATGATTTTCGAATATTAGTTCCGTCATGATGTGACTTATTGCGAATTAACTATGCAGGAAACTAAGTTTCTTG